GTGTTGATGTTGGTTCGTTGGTCCCGAATCAGCAGAACCCCACACCGGAACCGGTCCGCGCATATGTTGTAGAGAACGAGATAAGCAACAAGCAAGCCCTCAACAGAGAGCTGCAAATACAGACCACGCTATGAGAACAGTCGAGCTCTTGATTGATGAGGAACAGAAAGATTTCGGAGTGGAGGCCATCAGCCTCGTGAAGTTCCCTGCCATCGAGGAGAACTTCGTCTACTTCAACAAGGACCAGAAGCTCACCCTCGCCAAGGTCGACGAAGACAAGCAGCTCCTCGTTGGTCCGGCCCTCATCCCGGAGAAGATGATCCCGCGATGGGACGAGAGCAAGCAGGAGGAGTTCGAGGTCTATTTTTCTAAGGATACCGTCCAGCAGGCCGCCGAGCTTTTCATGAGGCAGAAGCGCAACGGAGAGTATACCGTCGAGCATCAGACCAAGGTCGACGGGTTGAGCATCTTCGAGAGCTGGATAGTAGCCGACAAGGACAGAGACAAGGCCGCCGTGTACGGGTTCGATGTTCCGGAGGGGACTTGGATGGTTTCCGTCCGCGTAACCAACGGCGACGTGTGGGCCGATGTCAAGGACAAAAAATACCGGGGGTTCTCCATCGAGGGTTACTTCATAGATAAGTTGGTTAAGATGGAAGACGTCACCATCGAGACTATCGCCGCAGCGGTGCGCGACGTGCTTGAGCCCGTTGCGTTCCTTGACGGCAGGCCCTTGTTTGGGACCCCACTAGAGGCGCGGCTGATGGCTGAGGCGCTAGGCTGCGAAGGCCACCACGCCCACGAAATCAACGGGCGGCCCTTGTATATGCCGTGCGACAATCACGAGCAGCTCGACCCCCTACTCCCAAACGAATAAATCGGCGTTATATCAACCGTTAGAAACTCCATCTATGTCCGTAATCGAGAAACTTAAAGAGGCCGTACGGTCTGTCGTCGAGGCAGAGCGCCAAGACCTCTACGCCGAAGCCCGCCTAAATGATGGGCGCGTCATTGCTACCGAAGCCGAAGCGTTCAGCGCGGGGGCCCCTGTTCGCGTCATGAGCGAGGACGGCGAGGCCGCTCCCCTGGAGGCCGGATCGTATGAACTCAGCGACGGCGGAAGCGTCACCGTAGACGACAGTTCGCAGGTGGTCGAGATGATGGACGACAAAGAGGAGAAGACCGAAGCCGCCGAGGAAGAAGAGAAGGACGAGATGGCAGCGGTAAAGGCCGCCCTCGTCGACAAGTTCCAAATCTCTCCGGAAGTAGCCGCCGAGATTGTGGAGGTCGTAAAGGAAGCGATGGCCCCCGCCGCCGAGGTGGAGGTCGAAGCTGAAGAGCACAAGGACGAGGAGAAGGAAGAGATGCAGAAGGAGCCGGTCGAGATGTCCGCGCAACTGTCTGCAATTACCGACCAGATGACGGTCGCCCTTGAGGCCATCAGCGCCCGCCTTGCGAAGCTCGAAGAGCAGCCCGCAGCAAACCCCGACCGCGTCCTTCCAAAGGCCGAGTTCAGCAAAGAAATTGACTCCAACCTCACCGGCGTAGATCGCGCCTTCAATGTAATTTCCCAGTTCTCATGATCCCTGTAAAGAGTAAGAAGTACGACTTCGACATTACGGTGACCGACAACACCTACGCGGGTGAGTTGGCACTGCCATATGTTACCGCCGCCGTCACCGGTGCGGAGACCATCACAAACAACCGCTGCCGCCTCATCGAGGGCGTCGTCCATAAGGCGGTCATTTCCAACCTCGGACTGACTGACGTCATCCAAGCCGCCGATTGTGCAGGTACGGACGGAGCCAACACTTCGCTCACCGAGCAAATCGTCACCCTCAATGATTTGATGGTGAAGGAGGTCATCTGTCGCAAGACGATGTTCCCAACGTTTATTGCCGCTCAAGGCCGTATGCGCCGGGACGGGAATATCCCCCCCGACTTCGCGCAGTTCCTCCTCTCTTCCGTTTCTGAGAAAGCCGGACAGAATCTTGAAACCCTTTTGTGGGCTGGCGACGCCGGCGCTATTTGGGGGCTCGGTCTCTTGTCTAACGACGGAGTAATTGACGAGGCCGGAATCGATGCCTCCGCAATGGGCAGCTTCGCACAGGTCACCACAGCAGCAACCTTCACCGCCGCCAATATCCTCGGCGAGATGGACAAGGTCTTCGCAGGCGTTGCCGCTACTCCCGGAATCATGCTCAAGCCCGGAGCCGGTTTCTACATCGGATACGAGGCTTACGCATTCTTCCAGCAGGCACAAGCTGAACAGAATACCGGAGCTGGATACAACCAGGACCTGAGCGGCGCGAGCTACCTCGGATACCCTGTCTATCCGACTGCCGGTATCGGTACAGCCGACGCCATCGCGTTCACATACCCCGACAACATCGTCGTAGGTACGAACGCTTACACAGGCAACGAGGCGGCTGCCTTGATTCCCGTGTATCAGTACGACGGTAGCGACAACGTGAAAGCCACGATGAACTTCGCTGTCGGTGTTAACGTAGCTGTGCCGACAGACGGCGTGGTTGGATTCGCTTTCACCTGATACATGGCCTGTACTATCACCCTCGGCCGCGCATTGGATTGCAAGGACGCCCTCGGAGGACTCTCGAAGATTTTCTTCGTGAGTGACTTCGCGGACGGACTTGTGACCGCAGCGGGGACGGGTGATGGAACGGCAGGATCGGCCACGGTAGCGACCGCCTCCGGCGAGAGCTTCACCGTAACCGACCTCCCCGCGATGACTGTACTCCAGTACGACCTTCGCCCGGACTTGTCTTCCTTCACCGTTAACGTCCAATCTGACCCAGCTACGGGCGCGTCACTCTTTGAGCAGACGCTGAACGTAGTCCTTCAGAAGAACCAAGAGCAAGACCCCGAACAGATTCGGCTCATCAGCCGCAACCGTTCGCAGATCTTCGTCTTGGACAATAACGATAACGTATTCCTCTTTGGAGCCACCTACGGGATGGACCTCAATGGGGGAACGATTACCTCGGGCGCCGCTCGGAATGAGATGTCTGGAAGCACCTTGACCTTCGCCGGTCGGGAGCCTGCTCCATACTACCTCCTCGAAGCTACCGCAGGCGTAGGCACTGCCGTCTATCCATTCGACGGGATTACTACACCTGGAAACATTACCGTCACCACCGGTTGAGTCGTCGTTGACTTTGTGTGTTTTGGGAAGGGCTGCCATTGGCGGCCCTTTCTTATATGCACTATTGAGATGATTCTGGTCTTCAAGAACAATTCGGCAAGCGTATCCAATACGGTCTATATCACGCCCAAGGAAAAGCGGGGCGCGGCAAACGTTGCCGAGTACGGTCCGACGATTCAGGCGCTAGGGATGGAGCTCACCAGCCTAACGACCAACAAGGTGGTCATGGTCAACGCCTCCACCATCGCCGTTACGGACCGGTTTACTACGTTCTCCTTCGCTGCCGATACCGTCGCCGCTGATACGTCTGTCGACCTCAGTGGACCCTCATGGCCCGAAGGGTTTGTTCAGTACCGTATCGTGGAGCGGGCGTCCTCCTCTGACGTCCGGGACATCACCAGCGCCGACGTAATCCTAGAAAAGGGATTGGGCTATCTTTCGCGGGGAGCACAGACGGGAATACTACTTACCGAATCCGGGGACTTCCTAGCGAAGGAAGACGGCGGGTTACTATTGACAGAAGATGCCACGACAACGACGGAAGCGTACCAAGAAACAACCTACACCAGTCAGCCCGACGCCGCCGAAACTTTCACCTACTATGAGTAAGCACGAGTTCAACGTCTTCGGGTTGCCTACGCACGAGCTCCCTCTCTTTACGGAGAAGATGGGCCGCGACTGGGTCGACTATGGCTTCGACAATCAATACGGCGACTATCTACGGGACCTTTACCTCGGTTCGAGTATTCAGGCCGCGGTGGTTAACGGGGTCTCGGAGATGATCTACGGCGACGGCCTTGACGCTACCGACAGGGAGCAGAAGCCCGAACAGTGGCTCAAGACGCAGAAGCTCCTAGAGAACTCCGACGAGGACATCATGCGTCAACTGTGCTTCGATTTGAAGCTGTACGGGCAATGCTATGTGCAGGTCATTTGGAACCGCGTCAGGACGGAGGTGGCAGAGCTCCGGTTCTTGCCTGCCCATACGGTACGGACGGGAATTGCGGACTCTCAAGGGCGCGTCGATTGCTATTATGTGAGTCCCGATTGGAGCCGCATGAGGGAGCCCCGGTTCGCACCGGTCAAATACCCCGCGCTCGACTTAGAGGACCGCAGCGATGCGGCTGTAGTGTACCAAATCAAGGCATACCAGCCGGGCATTTTTTATTACGGCCTACCGGATTACGTTGGCGCTACCAATTACGTCGAGCTGGACAGAGAGATTAGCTCGTTCCACCTGAACAACATCCGCAACGGCCTCTTCCCTTCTATGCTTTTGTCGTTTAACAACGGCGTCCCTACAGATGAAGAGAGGAGAACCATCGAGCGCCATGTGAACGAGAAGTTCAGCGGATCGGGTAACGCCGGGCGCTTGCTGATTTCGTTTAACGATGGCAGCGACAGCGCTCCACAACTCACCCCCGTCAACCCCAACGACAACGACGGGATGTATGAG